AAAATCTTAATATCAATAGTGCCTGATGCGTCAGATAACACTTGAGAGAACAGACAGTAGTGAAGTTAGTTTCTCAATTTTTTCAATTAACTAAAGGAATTTAATTATGGCTAACGCCACAGTTTCACGCCTTGGTTTGGTGAACAATACTGGAACAGACTTTGATGCTCTGTTTTTGAAGGTGTTCAGTGGCGAGGTCCTAACTTCGTTTGCTCAGAACAATATCTTCAATGAGCAGCTACATTCTGTCCGTACAATCACAAGTGGTAAATCAGCACAGTTCCCAGTATTAGGAACAGCGACTGCGGCTTATCACACACCAGGCAACCCACTGGTAGGGGCAAACCAGATCAAGGCAAATGAGAAGATTATTTCTATTGATGATCTTTTAATTGCACAATCATTCATCAGCAATTTAGATGAATTAAAGAATCATTATGACGTAAGGGCAACTTATGCAAGTGAACTTGGTAAGGCTTTAGCTCGTACTTATGATCAAAACGTAGCAAAAGTAATAGCAAATGCTTCCAGAGCTTCCACTACTCTTAGTGGTGGTAATGGCGGTGTTGTATTAACACTTGCTTCTGGTAATACAGCTTCAGCTAACGTAACAGGTGATGAGATAGCAGCAGCTATCTATGATATTGCACAGACATTTGATGAAAGAGACATTCCTCCAACAGATCGTTTCTGTGTATTACCACCTGCTGAGTATTACAAATTAGCTGAGTCTGCTACAAGAACAGTAGATGTAGACTTTAACCCAGGTGGTAATGGTTCATTTGCTTCTGGCCGTGTACAGCAAGTTGCTGGCATCCCTATCATGATGTCTAACAACGTACCTCAGTCAAATGTAGGATCAAACCCATCAGGTGCTAACAACACATATAGTGGTGACGATAGTAAAACTATCGGACTTGTCTTCCACAAATCAGCAGTTGG